TTTGTAGCTGTTATAGTAGCGATTTGATATTCTTGATTTAAAACAGCAGCAGTAATATTACCACCTAAACTAGAAGCACCACTAAAAGTAACAAAATCATTTTGTACTGCTCCGTGGTCTGTGTCAGTTACAGTAATAGTTGCATCTCCATTAGTTGCAGAAAATGTTACGTCTCCTGCTGAAGTTGTGCTCCTGATAGGTGTGACATCGTTAAAGTTTGCACCTTCTTTGATGTAGTATTTTAAAGTTGTGCCTACTCCTAAATATTTACTACCATCTAAAGCAACCCATGCATGAAGTGCTCTGGCTTTACCTAAATATGTTTGTAATGTATCTTTTACCCAGCCACCAATTTTTTGTACTCTACCGTTTCTAAAACGTATAAGGTTAGCATCAAACCAACCACCCTCGTTATCGTAATCAGTTCCTTCTCTATTAATTCCAGGTCTAAATATAAATTTGTTTAATGCCATGGCTATACCTCATACCAATCTTTCCCTTGAAATAAAAGAGCTTCTGCTTCTCTTCTTCTAATTAAACCTTGTAAAACTTTACCACCAGCTTTATTCCAACGTTTTATCTGAGCAGGAATATCATCATATTTTCCAGCATTGAGACACGCTAATAAAGTAGATTCTTTTAAATTTGTTGGTCCAAGATTATAAACCCAACAAACTAAAGCATCAAATTGATTTTGTTTCAAAGGAACTTCTACAAAAGTATTAATATATCCTTCGTATTCAGGCATCTCTTCTTCTAGTAAATGTTCTGCTTCATCTTGGTTTATTTTGTCTCCTTCTTTAACTCCTTTAGTATGTCCATATCCTATAGTCCAAACACCTACAGAATCTTGATATGCTTCTAATTCACAGCCCTCAAATTTTTTAATTAATGCAGTGCCCTCTTTTGAAATATTCATTCTCCCTCCTTAACTGGAACAGTTACTTTTCTGTAATATACTACTACTTCTTTTAGCTCATTTATATACCGTTTCAGTTCTTGCATGTTGTATGCCATTATTTCGTAATCTGGTATAGACATTGCTACAAACACTAATTGACCGTGTTGTTCTTCTACTCTAGCTATAAATTCATCTACGTTTTTATCTGATACTACATACCAATATGGTTCTTTTAAATCTATTTCTCTAGGCATGATTGGTTGTACAATCTGCCTTTCTATAGGTTTAGTGATAATATCTACTTGTTGTCTGCTAGGGATTAGACTGCAGCTGGAGACCATCATCAAGATCGTCAATGCTACGACTATCTTCTTCAATACTGTCAAATACATTTTTAGTTCCTTTGTTTACTCTTGGTTCTAATAATCCAGGTTTTGCTGCTGCAAGTTTAGTTAAATCATGTCTTTTAAATATATCAAGATACCTGTTCATTTCAGCTTCTATTTCTTGATTTCTTGACTGTATATTTAACAAACCTTCAGTTTGTAGCTTAAAATCATTTTGTAAAGATTCTATTGCAGCTTTTTGCTCTTGATCTCTTAACTCAAAAGCTTGGTTTAAGGCAGATAGTTTTGCATTCTCGTTCCATAAAAAATATCCAATTATCAAAAGTATTCCAATCACACCTAATAAAATTTTGCTCATATCTAAACTGTAAATATCTCTAATGCTTTGCTTTTACCTTTTACTTGTATAGGCTTTAGTAAGTTTAACTTAATTCCACAACTTTTTTTAGTATTCTCACCTATTAGTATATCTTCGCCAACCTCTTTAGTTGCACTTTCTAACCTTGCTGCTATGTTTACTGCGTCTCCTATAGCTGTGTAATCAAACCTTTGCTCACTGCCCATATTACCTATAACAGCATGGCCAGTATTAACACCCACACCTATGGCTACATCTATATCTGCTTCTTTTATATTCTTTTGTATGTCTATTGCTGCAAGCACAGCTTTATTTTCATGGTTTTCTAAATCTAAAGGAGCATTAAATATAGCCATCATTGCATCGCCAATGTACTTATCCACCATTCCACCGTGCTTTTGTACTGCTTGTTGTTGTATAGTAAGAGCTTGATTCATAATTTTAGTTACTTCTTCTGGTTCTAGTGTTTCTGACAAAGCAGTAAAACCACGTACATCTGTAAATAAAAAAGTACAGTATCTTTTTTCACCACCTAGTTTTAATAATTCAGGGTTATCTTGCAGTTTTTTAACTTGTGCTGGATCAAGGTAGTGTTCAAATTGTTTTTTAATTTGCTGTCGAAGTTTAAATTGAGTACGAAAATTTAAATAAAAACCTATACTTGCTGTTAATATTTGTGATATTAAAGACCAAGTGACATCAATAAGGATACCTTTACGTATCGTATAAAGCCCACAGAGGACTGTTAGGAGCGATATGGACGTACTTAATAAAATACCTGAGGTTATACCCATATTAAGGACTATAAACCATATTAAACACACAGTTATTAATAGTGTGCTTAGCTCTACAGCTAAAGAATAATCTGGTATCCGTGGACTGTTTTCTATCAATATAGACTCAGCAAGTGCTGCTTGTATTTTATGTGGTTCTAACAAACCAACTGGGGTCGCAAGTTGAGGCATAATCCCTTTAGCTGTAAACCCTACGAAAACAAATTTATTTTCAACATTCATTTCAGCTAAATCTGTCTGAGGTGTGTCTACCCAGCTAACCCACTTCCTACCATAAGAATCAACAGAAACAGGAGGTATGCCTTTTACACGTATTTCTTCTAATCCGTTTTGATTTGTTTTTATAACATATGTATCTGCACCAGCTAGTATTTTTAATACTTCTGTACCATAAGCTGGCACCCAACCTTCTGGTGTACGCATCAATAAAGGTAGTCTACGAATTAAATTATCTACGTCTGTTCTAGCAACAGCTAGTCCTTGACTTGCATTATGTTTAAGTATATCTATATTTTCTACAACACCTTGTGACTGTATCCCTCCTATATCCTCGCCTAAAATGACTGTTCCTGTTGTCGGAGGGTACGAGTCTGTATTATTTTCATACATAGCTAAAACACTAGGAGCAAATCTCAACGCTTCTGTAAATTCAAAATCACCACCAAATCTATCTGGTTGAGGAAAAGCGAAAACCCAACCGACACCTATCGCACCTTTTCTTAACAAATTAATTTGTATTTGAGCTAGGGTTTGTCGTGATAAAGGATATCCACCCTCATTGGCTATGTCCTCTTCAGTAATGTTAAGAATCGTAAAATAGCCAGACGGTTTTTGATCAATAACTAATGCATCAAAAGTTTTAAGTTTTAGCACTTCTAACGGTGTGAGTTGCAAAACTAAAGGAATACTAAACAAAAATAATATAACTGGCAAAAACAAACGTTTCATTAATTGCCTTGGTTTATAGTTATAGTATTAGAAGAACCGCCATTGATTTTAATTATGTTTTCTACTCCACCTTGAGTTAAATATAGAGTATAAGAACTAGAACCATCTAAGTCTAATCTAAAAGTATCACTGACAGATCTACGCAAACTAATCAATTGACCTGTAATTAATGTAGTTATTTGTGTTTCTTTGTCTTGACCTAGTGTTGTACCTGTTATTTTTATAGCAGTAGCTACTTGGTTTAAAGATTCATCTTCTTCTGCAACTTCTAGTGCATCTATAATTTTTAATAGATCTTCTAAAAAGTTTACGTCAAGATAGTTTATGTCTAACTCTGTAAATTCTAAATTAACATCATTTTCTAAAAAATCCTCTGCTAAAAAATCAATATTTAAATCATTAAAATCTAAATAATCTACAGTTGTGTTTGTTTGAGTTTTTTCTTGTATTTGTTCTGTTTCACGTGGCGGAGTTACAATCAACATATTATCTATTAAATCTAAAGTTATGTCTAGAGTAACAGGTTTAGAGGGAGCTTGATTGTATGTCATAGCTGTAGTCGCTTGGTATGGTTGGTTTAGTATGACCTGTCCCATAGCTGTAGCTACGACTATTTCTCCACTAGAATTACCATACTCGTCTGGTAATAAAATGATTAAAGAAGAACCAGTTTCTGGTGTTGTTGTAATGGTAAAATCTGTGCCTCTAACAAACACATCGGCACTTGGTGTACTAATTGCTATATTCTTTTTGTTATTAAATTTACCTGTAACAAACCTAGCTGTACCACTAGCAAACCTAAGAGCCATCTCAGATTTTTTAGGGTTAGGATCGTATATGTATGTGTCTATGACTAATCTGCTGTGGTCCATAACACGAACAATTGTGTCATCAGCAAAAGTTATAGCTACTCGACCAGCTTCTGTCTTGACGTTATCCATTTGTTGTATAGGAAACGCCATTTCTGCTCCGTAAGGTTTATCCCTTACTATTTGTGCATTACCACTTAACTCACTTATAGAGCCAATATCAACAGCCTGTGCTTGTGCCTTGATCGTCTTGGATAACACACACACTTGAAGTGCTAGTACCAGAACTAATAATTTTGAGCCAATCATTGTCTAACGTGCTTTGTTGTTGTATATTAAAAGTTCTGTTTGAACCTGTATGGTCTAAGTAAAAGTAACCACCAGCATATCCATCGCCATCATAGGTTACTGTATTATCACTACCGTCTATATCCATATAGTTTGTAGCTGCATCAACATCAATAGCAGAAGTAATACTGTTACTAGAACCATTAATAATCCAATCTAAATCTAAGGTACTTGCTAATGCAGCAGTTGCTTGATTTAAAGTAAACGTATTACTATTACCAGTTACATC